GTTATCGAAAAGCATTTCCCCGATTATCGTCGTATTCTAAATGAACTGCAACGATATAGTGCATCGGGTAATATTGACGAAGGCATCTTTGTTAGTATGGGCGAAGTCAATATGCAAGACCTTATCGCTTCTTTGAAAGAAGGCGATTGGAAGAAAATGCGTACATGGGTAGTTAATAATATTGACAATGATCCTCAGACTCTATTTAGAAAGTTGTATGACACACTATGCGATAATGTAGTGCAGGTCCCGCAACTTGTTTTATTGCTTGCAGATTATCAGTATAAAGCAGCATTTTGTGCAGACCAAGAAATTAATTTGGTTGCGTGTTTAACTGAGATTATGGCAGCAGTGGAGTTTAAATGAATAATATTAGAGTTGCGGGAATAGATTACGAAATTCAATATCTATCTTCTGAGGAAATGAACGGTAACATTGGTCTTGCAGATTTTAATAATCAAAAAATTATGATAAACACCGGCATTACAGAACAAACAAAACGTATTGCCTTGATGCATGAGACATTACATATCCTTGATAAAGCATATAATCTAAAATTATCTGAAGACCAGGTTACATATACTGCGCATGCACTAATTGCCCTTGCTGCAGATAATCCTGGTTCTGGTGTATTATGAACACTATAATTTTAGATATAATTAAATGGATTAAAGATGACTACAGTTCTAATCGCATTCGTTTTGCTGTTGAGTTGTTGGCTTGGGCTATTAGTATTGGCTGCTCAATCACCATGGCACTCACAGTCCCAAATCCTCCTCTTCTTGCTCTTTATCCTGTGTGGATTGGTGGTTGTGCCATGTATGCTTGGGCTAGTTATACTCGGAAATCATTTGGGATGCTTGCTAACTATATACTGTTAACAACTATTGACACGGTTGGATTAGTGAGGATGTTAACATGAGTTTAGACTTTTTGGGCGGACCTGTAGCAAAACCCGAGGCAATTCCGTATAAAGCCCCATCTATTTCCCCTTTCGATTTTATCAATGCTATACACCATAGCAAAGAAAAATTAATTGTGGACGATTGGTCTGAGAAACAGTATAATCCCTACATTATTAATAAAGGACTTTCCTACGGAGCAGATACAGTAATTCCTGCGAACGAAATGAATTCTAGACCCCATTTGCCGAAGATTCTACAATTTGATTTTCTTATAAATATTATTAGGCCCCGGAAAAGATTCAATAAATGGATCAAGGCTGAGAAGGTCGCTGATTTGGAAGTTATCAAAGAATACTATGGCTATAGCACAGAAAAAGCCAAACAGGTACTCCCACTTCTAAATTCTTCGACTATTGAAGAAATGAAAAAAAGAATAACAAAAGGTGGGTGGAAGTAATGAGTACTGACATAATCAATATAGATTTTCCAGGGTATCATCCTCTAGAAGTAATTTTATCTGAACCAGATGATTTTTTAAAAGTAAGAGAAACATTAACAAGAATTGGTGTTGCTTCTAGAAAAGATAAAACCCTATATCAATCATGCCATATACTACATAAGCAGGGCAGATATTTTATAGTTCATTTTAAAGAACTATTTGCATTAGATGGTAAAACCGCAGATCTATCTGAAAATGATTTGCAGCGTAGAAATACAATTTCAAAGTTATTAGTAGATTGGGGATTGGTTAAAGTTAACAATCCTGAATTCTTCCAAGACTATGCTCCTTTATCTCAGATCAAAGTTATCTCGCACAGAGAAAAAGATGATTGGAAATTGGAAACAAAGTATAACATTGGCAAGAAAAAGTTAACAACTAGTAATAAATAATTATGTTCCCAGGGATGGGAAACGGAGTTGACGGATCTCAATAAAACCGTCAGAGCTTATGCCTTCGGGGTAAGCATTTTAATACTCGCTTTTTAAGGAGAAATTTATGAGTACATTTTACGCAGATATGGCTATTGATACTATTCAAAACGCCAAACTAGAATTCCTTCGTCACACCATGAAGGACGACACAATCAAAAAACCCCTAGAAGAATTCGTTGAAGCACAACGCAAATTTACAAAACAGATTGCTAAATCTGGATGTGATTTGATTACCGTTGGCACAGAGTCTATGACTCGCTTTATCTTTGGTTCCAACAAAACCGAAAAAACCGAATCTAAGTAATAGGGAGTAACAAATGACGCTAATAACAATGCCTCGTTTCGACACAAATATGTTCAAAGAAATGGACAAATATTTTATTGGGTTTGATGAACAGTTTAATCGTCTTACAAAAATGCATGACGATATAACAAAAAACATTCCTAATTATCCTCCGTACAATGTTAAGAAAACCGGCGACAATACTTATGTAATTGAAATTGCTGCTGCTGGTTTTGCTAAACAAGATATTGAAATTGAATTAGCTGATAACAAGATGATTGTTAAAGGTAACATTCAAACTGCAGATAATGATGAAAATTTCCTATTTAAGGGAATTGCCAATAGAGCATTTACTCGCAACTTTGCTTTGGACGACCAGATTGAAGTTAAAGATGCAGAGATGTTAAATGGTATGCTAAGAATTTTCTTGGAACGTATTATCCCTGAGCATAAGAAGCCTAAGAAAATTGAGGTTAAAGAACCTACAGGCAAAACTAAAAAATTAACTACGGATAGTTCATTATGAAAAAGCTATTGACGGATATTAAATACTATTTTATAATGTGGATTGAAGTGACGCAATCCGCGCGAAATCAAAATATACGTTATTGGCATTAAAGGAAATAAAATGATTAAAGTAATTAAACTTATTACAGGCGAAGAAGTTGTGGGTGAAGTAAGCTATGATGGCACTACTGTTATTGTAGATAAACCATGCGCTGTTATGTTGGTGTCGGCTAAGTCTACTCCAGATCAACACTCAATGGCATTGATTCCATATGCAGCTTACACTAATGGTCACACCATTAAGATTAAAGAATCTTCTATTATTTGGGAAGCAGACTTGCAAGAAGATGTTTACAACCAATACAATATGTTGTTTGGTACAGGCATTCAAATCTTGACAGGAAAGAATCCTAATACTTCTTCTTTGAATATTGTAGGAAATTAATTACTTCTTTCTTTGACTTGTTCCTGAATCACTTTCGGACAAACGGCATTTTTATAAAAGTAAGTTTTGTAGATGTGTTGTTTGTCCGATCCTCCGCAAGCATAATCACATACTTTTAACCCGTCGTTAGTTACGAAGGATTTTTCTAAGGTACAGCTCTTAGTTACAATATTATATTGTTTTTCTTTTTTAGATACCTGAGCCTCAATTTTTATAGGTACAGATACGCTGATATTAACTGAGTCCGGAATAAAAGGCGAGGCTATTGTAACAGCAGTACTAATGCCGATGATTGTTTTTTTAAATGGACTCATATTAGTGTTTGGTGTATAACCAAACAAACCCTAATATTCCTGTGCACAATAATAATAGAAATAGATAAAATAATAAAATAAATTTAGCAAATCCAACATTGTCAAATACCCATTCTAAAAATGTGTACTTATTTTTTGCCATCTTGGTAATTCTGTTCGTCTAATATTTTTAGCGCCTGTCTAAATTTTTCTATATCGTATTTTTTAGCGTCTTCTAATCTTTGTTTATATGATCCGGGTTCACCTAGCTCAGGCCATCTTTGTTTACGATCATATGATAACCAGGTAAAGAACCCGGCCATTAATAATATTAGTAATAATATTCCGCCAGCTAAAGAAAGTTCTAATGCGAGATTTTCCATTCTTCTTTGGCGCTTTGCTCTTTTAATTGCATCTTCTTTTTCTTTTACTTTTCTTGCAACTTTTTGTTCATCTATAATTTGAACACGCATATCTTGAAAGCGAGTCCACAAGTCTTTTAAGTCTGCAGGAACATTATAGATCATCTGTTCGCGTAATTCAACTTCCATTTGTTCAAGTCTGGAACGAATCAATACTCTTTGCAATGCTCTTCGACTTAGTGAGACATCGCCAGTATATACTTCTTTAGATTTTTGTTCTTCATCATAAAACAATTCTTCAATCTTGTCCATTGCATCGAAGAATGTTCCTAATTGGTCTCCGATGATAGAGATAACATCATTGGGATCTTTTAGAATATTTTCTTTTACTTCTTTTTTCTTTTGCTCAAACTGCTGCCGTTGTTCTTTAGTTGCCGGTTTGTTTTCGTGTTGCTTATTGAATTGCTTATCCAAGTCATCCAACACGCCCTTTACGTCACCCGCAGCGCTCTTGATATCTTTATAAAGCTGACAACCTTTTTTAACCGCAGCAACGGCCCCGTTAGCCAATGCTAGGAGTGTTAACGGATCCATGTTATGTCATGGTCCGGCTCCATTCTAAATCATTCATCACTTGCATTATTAGTTTACATTATATACTACACCGGCTTCGCCAGTATTAGTGTTTGGAAATTTTCTTATGGCTCCTGGCCATATAATTCGAACTGCTCCAGGAGAATCTGTAATACCATATGCATTAGGTACTCGTATACCGCCGCCATATAAATGAGACATTCCTCCAGAACCCGCACCACCTGGACTTAATACATTTGCTGATAAATTTGTACCACTTCCACCCTCTCCGCTATCACCTTGTCCGTATAATCCTGTGCCGCCGCCGAATGCTACAATAGTTGCCAACGGAGCTGGAAGATGAGTAAATGCTGGACTGTTTGCTGGGTTCACGTTGTCATAGCCACCGCCGGCACCTCCGCCACCACCTCCAAAGCCCGGTTGACCGTACCCTACGTTTGCGCCTTCCCAGTAATTAAAGTCAGCTCGACCACCATCTCCACCTTTTCCTGTATATCCTCCAGCACCGCCCCCACCTTGGTAGAAACCATAGTACCCATGTGGCGGGCTAATCCCATCAATATCTGGATCGCCGAATATTCCACTCCGTCCCCCAAGTCCACCACCTTCACCCACAATAAAGTTACTATGTCTATAACTATTAAGAGGAGCCCCAGC